CATACAACTGCTGATTTTCAGTGGCTCCCATCCATCATGGGTGCCACAGATACCCTGCGAGGCGTTGATTTGATTGAATTTTGCTGCACTTTCATGACCTTACGGATGATTCTTGAGCGTTCGGTTTAAGTCCGTTTTCGGCAGTTTTTCACGGTTTTTCGCTCTCAGTGCTACGATGTTGCACCTAAAAACTGCGTGTAGCACCGGGGAACGATGGGAACAATAACGGAACGCGTACGAAAGGACAAAAGTATAGGCTACACGGCCCAGATCCGCCTGAAGCAAGGCGGCCGCGTCGTGCACACCGAGGCGAAGACCTTCGACCGAAAACCAGCAGCGCAGGCATGGATCGACAAGCGCGAGCGCGAACTGGCGCAGCCGGGCGCATTGGAGTCGGCCAAGGCGGAAGATCCGACGCTCGCCAAGGCGATCGAGCGCTACATCAAAGAGTCAAAGCGCGACGTCGGCCGGACGAAAAAGCAGGTGCTCGACGCGATCTCTGCCGCGGCGATCGGCAAGATGCGGTGTAGTGAGGTCGGCAGTCAGGCGATCGTCCAGTTCGCGCAAGGCCTCGACGTCAAGCCACAGACGGCCGGGAACTACATTTCCCATCTGGCCGCGGTGTTCAATATCGCCCGCCCTGCCTGGGGTTACCCGCTCGACATGCAGGCGATGGACGATGCCCGAAAGGTAATGAAGCGGCTCGGAACAACCAGCAAGTCCGCGCAGCGCGATCGGCGCCCCACCCTCGACGAGCTCGACAGGATTCTCAAGCACTTTCAGGGGATCCGCACGCGCCGGCCGGACAGCGCGCCGATGGTGAATCTGACGGCGTTCGCCATCTTCTCGACGCGTCGCCTCGATGAAATGCTGCGGATTGAGTGGCGCGACTTCGACGAGGCCGGCGGCCGTGTGCTGGTGCGCGACCTGAAGCACCCGGGCCAGAAGATCGGCAACGACGTTTGGTGCGATCTGGTGCCCGAGGCGATTCGGATCATCAAGGCGCAGCCCAGGTTGGATGACCGGATATTCCCGTACGGCACGGACGCCGTCGGCATGGCGTTCACGCGGGCTTGCCAGTTTCTGGAGATCGTCGACCTGCACATGCACGACATGCGGCATGAAGGCACAAGCCGGCTATTCGAAATGGGATGGAACATCCCGCATGTGGCCGCTGTCACCGGCCACCGCAGTTGGACGTCGCTGAAGCGCTACACGCACATCAGGCAGACGGGGGACAAGTTCGCCGGGTGGAAGTGGCTGGACATCATTGCGCCGCCGGTGCAGCAATGAACCCCTGTTGCTGGAGCGCGGCCACATAGGCCTGAAGTGCTTTCAGCTTGTCGATCTCGCGCTGGTCGTCCGCTGCTACCTGGACAACGCCTGTTGCAACCGTTGGGTCGAGGTCTGCGTAGGTGGCGCCTCCATCAGCGCTGCCGGCGGCGGCGGTGCCTTGACTACCGGCGGTGCTGGGCACGCAACTGGTAACGCGGACCCGCAGGCGCTCAGCGCCAGAAGCGAGCTGAGACTGATAAGCAAGATTGTCTTTCGCATGGTTTGCCACCTCTGTGTTGAATTGCTGTTCGATCGTCGCGACGCGGCCCTCTGCGGCCTGCTGTTTCGATAGCGCGTCCGCGAGCTGCTGCGCGGCTTCTGCGTTGACCTTCGCGATGTCAGCGGCGTGCGCCGCGCGCTCGGTGGCCAGCTGCGCGCCGTAGTGATTGGAGTCGAGCGCGTGTGTGCCGCCGGCGCCGATCGCGATACCGAGCAGCGCGGCCGCGAGGCCTGTGATGAGATATGGGCTCATTCTTCGGTCACCTCGGGTAGATCGACGGTCTGATTCGCCAGTGCGTGAGTGCAGTCGCCCAAGAACTGAATGCGCCCGTCGGTAATGAACGAGTGGCAGCGGTGCAGTGGGACGTCGTGATCACCACTTCGGAAACCACCCCACCATGAATTGACGCTCGGCGTGAACGTCGGCCGTTCGAAGTCGCCGTTGAAGTCCCAATGCGGTTTGCCAGCAGCGTGCGGCGATTCTTCTGTCACGCCCGGCGGAAGCCAACTGACGTGCAGCACGCAAGGCATCGGCGAGCCGTCGCTATATGTGCAACCGGGACAGTTAAATTTGACGCCGTAGAACCGGCCCTCGCTGTCGTTGACGATCTTTACCTTTGGCATCTCATTCTCCCAGGCACGCGCTGCGCTCGAGGTTGCGACGTTGGACGATGCCGGAGCATCGGTTCGCCGCGATCGCGCAGTCTTTGCCAGCAACGAACCGCCAGCGGTAAAACTGCGTGCACGCGGCGGGGAACTGTTTCTTCACATACATGGCGCGCAGCGTCGAACCCTTGTAGTTCGCGAGGCCGGTGTTGTAAGCGAGATCGATAACCGCGACCTTCTGGCCGTCGGTCAGCTTGTCAAACCCCGGCGTGATATTGCGCACGGCCTCGGCATAGTCCGCGAGCCGGTCGCTGAGCATTGCCTTGCACTCGTTGAGCGTGTACTGGCGCATCCTGACGGTGGTGTCGCCGAAACAGACCGTCTGCACGTCGTGCGCGAGCGCGTCGTTGTACGGCGTAAGTCGCACGCCCTCCCGCGATGCGGTGAGGCCGATCAGAGCGCTCGCCGCGGCGGCGCCGATGACGGCCGCTAGCGTTCGCTTGCGCGGCGGCTGGCGAACGTCAGGCATCGTCTTTCTCCTGCAGCGCCGGCTGCGCGATGTAAGCGCCGGCCAGGCCGATCGCCGAGATACCCGCGCTGATCGTCAGCACCAGCCAGAGCGGCAAGCGGTCGACGAACGCACCGGGCAGCGCGGACCAGATGCCGGTGATCAGCGGCGTGACGGTGCCGATGATCAGCGCGCGCACGGAGTTGCGCTTGTGCGCAGTGCGCCAGTAGGAAACAAGGCTCATGACATTACCTTCGATTTGAAAAAAGCCCACACGGCGAGACCGATCATGACGATCAGCGCCCACAATCCTTTTTTTGCTAATTCGGCCCGCAGATCGTTGTAAAACTGCTCTCTCGCTTCGAGCTTTCGAATCAGGTTTTCGTGATATTTGCGATGGCTTATCCAGTCCCCGCCCGGAAAAGCATCGTGGAGATCGTCCACGCGCCGTATTACCTCTTCGACTTTCTTGTCGGTCACGTCGAGACGCGTCACGTTCTCGCTGTGGCGCTGGGCCTGATCTTTACCAAGCTCGCGTATTGATTCGACGACTTCTTTCCAACCGTCCATTAATGCCCCGGTGATTTTAAGAGACTAGCCGCCACGAGAAATTCGGCATTATCTACGCCTATGACATCAGCGTCGTTTATCAGATGGACAGGATTATCCCGCAATTAATCCAATGATTTTCATCGGATTAAAACCGCGTGTTTTTGATAATCGGAGACGGCACGACGGATGCGGCCGGGCGAAAAATTGCGCTTGACGATGCGCCCCCTTGGGGCTAGTCTGGGCGTGTTGGGTAGCGCGTCGCGCAGCCCGCCACCTCCGAAAGGATGACCATCATGAAGTACTCATTTCGCGTGCGCGTTCTGCGCGCCATCAGCAATGCCAATTCGCTACGTTCCACCCACGCCTCAAGCACTGCATGCTCAGAAAGAGCGTCTGAAGAAGACCGGCGACCAGATGGCAGACATGTACGGACTTGCGGGCAACAATCAGTGGCGCAAATACACCGGCGGCCACGACCCACGTCCTATGAGCCTACCGATGTTGTTCCTCGCTGGCGCGCTCCAGAATCGCACCGCAACGGTCGAGGAAGTGTTCGAGTGGTGCCGCCGCGAGACCGGCGCGACCATCGATCTGGACGCGACGTCCGACTCCCCGGCGCGCGATGGAGAGCCGCAGTCGTAGCGATGTCACTGGGATGCGCCGCCGCTCTTTCTGCATGCGGCGGTGGGGGTGGAGGCGATGGCGCACGACCAGTCGCGCATGCCGTGGCGCGCGATATTCATCCGCAGGTATCGACAGCAATCGATGCGCAGGGCGATTCCACAATGTATGGATCGGACGCGGAGTATTGCGCCATTTCTGGTAGTTGGTGCCAAACGCCGGGCAATGCGCCCGCTGTTCTGCAATTGCTGCTACAGAACGAGTTCGGGCCTGAAACATATGTAAATAATTTCGGCATCCCCGGTTCGTATCTCGCTGTCAGACTTCAGCCTGAATTGCAGCCGAATCAGTACTTCACCGAAACGTTAGCCGCACATCTTACGCAAACGTCGGCGCAGATCGTGTTGATGAACTGGTGTATCAACGATTCGGTGATGGAAACGACCGATCAATATCACCTTCTGTTGTCGAACGCCGTGGATAACGTATTGCAGGCGGGAAAGATTCCGGTACTCGAAGAACCGAATCCAGTTGCGGATGGTCTGCATCCGAATCTGGCAAATTTCGTTATTGTGATGCGTCAGGTCGCGGCGGAGAAAGGCGTTCAGCTTGTCACTCAGTGGGATGCATTCAATGCATATCCCAACTGGCAAACTGAATTGCTCAGCAGCGATCACGTGCATCCGAGCAACGCGGGCTACCAATTCAAAGCTCTACGCGAAGCCAATCAACTGGCGCCCCTGGTGAACCACGTGATGTATGGCTACTAACATCGATCGGCCCTAGATCGGGTTGCTGGTGGCACCCCCTCTCGTCCGTGTGGTGAAGATGCGATAGACTTCGCAAAACATCTACAGAGGGGGCAACATGCTCACGCTTCGCGAATTTTTTCACAGATGGTTCGTGCCGGGTGGCGCCGCATTGAACCCGGTCGAGCAGGACGGATTCGACGCCTGCCTGAATGGGAACCACCAGAACCCGCATCAGGCCGGTTCAATCGATCACAAAGCATGGGAGCGAGGCCAGATCGAGGGATACAACGAACAGGCCCGCTATTACTGATTTTATGCGGCGCGTCTGATCAGGCGCCCGTTCAATGCGTCCTGGACTGGGATCTCGATATAGCGGTAGCTGAGGAAGCCGACCCACAGCGCAATCGCCATCCAGATCCCCAGTAGCAACGGCCCCGGCACACTTCCCAAGATACCGGCCTTCTCACATATGGTCAGCATCGAATAAAGCAGGAACTGGTGCCAGATATAGATCGAGTACGAGGCATCCCCAAACTTCGACCAGAATGGAGCGAACTTCCAGCCGCGCTTCATTTCCAGTGCCACGATCCCGTAAATCAGAAACGCGCTCGGAACGCCGCTATAAATCGTGCGCCACCACGGGCCGAGCGAATACCAGGTATTGAGGCGTAAGACCTCAAGTCCGACAACGAAACAGATTGCGCCCAGGACTGCGCTGGTTACCGCAAAACCGAATACACGTTTGCTGATCAACCACGCGATGAGCATGCCAAAAACGAACTCCAGGACCATCGGCGAGACGGGATAAGCGCCCGTCCACGATCCCCCGAAGTGCGTTCCGTACAGAATCACTGCGATGGATACGGCGGACCAAATTGCCAACACCGACATGACGCGGCGCGGCCAGATCAGCAGCGCAAGCGCCACAACTGCATAGAAATAAACCTCGAAGCCGAGCGACCACGCCGCCATGATATGGCTGTTCACATGCGTCAAAAGGAAGAGTTGCCGCAGATTAGATGAATGCTCAATCCAGCTGGGCGAGAACTCGACATATCGCGCAAGAGGCAGAGCAAGCGCCATCACTATCCAGAAGACTGGGTAGATGCGCGTCAGTCGCTTGACCGTGAAGTTCCAGGCGATCTCTCGCGGACTGTATCTGGTATCACCCCCGGACTTCATTGCCACTGTCGCGATGATGAAGCCTGAGATTACAAAAAATACATCGACGCCACTTGATGCGATCGGGCCCATGAAGGGCGCGAGCCAGTCGAACCCCATTCCAGGGTGCAACAAAATGCCGTGCCCCAAAAATACCATCAGCGAAGCGATCCCCCGAACGGCCTGGATATTGGTGATAACCTGGCCGCCCGGTAGCGAATGTGCTGGCGCTGTTTGCGAGGCGGGATAACCACGAACCGCCGATGGAACACTTGCTGATGCCTTCATTTTTACCGATTCCTTGCGCCAAATTCATCCGTGGCGCAAGTATATCGGTTTCTGGATCACAGCCGCCCCATGTGGTGGGCGGTCTGATCTATGCGGAAACGGCCGGCGCGGTGTAGTTCGCGCCATCGAACGAATATCCTATGCCTACCTGCGATCCATCCGGAATCAGGTTTGCCGTAGAGCCCTGTGGCGGAGTCCAGTCAGATACGCCGTCCCACGCAACGATATTGGTTACTACGCCGCTTTCTACAATGGCATATGTGCTGATGTCGCTCATTATGCGAATTCCTCGATGATGACGATACCGGGTGCAGCTTGGCCCGACGCGCGCGCGATGCCACCATTAGATGATGTGGCACCAGACGCTCCGCATCCTGGGCCTGAGCCGCTATTGCCGGCGCTATTTGCAGTAAGAATGCCGACTGAACCTTGCGATAGAAACGAACCGCCGCCATTGCCAGAAAAAAGATTCCCGGTGTTATTTGCGATTCCTGCGCAGCCCGGACCGCCCAATCCGCCCGAGACGTTTGCACCGACAATCGAAGCACCGCCAGAACCACCCGCGGCCACAACAGGAGTAGAGGCTGCAAAACCTGCTGCACCACCAATGCCGCCGCCTGCAGTCACAACCGCGCCAATCGAAGACGTACCGCCGTTATTGCCATTACCGCTTGCCGGCGCGCCACCAGCACCAATTGTGATTGCCTGTCCGCTAAGCGATGCGACCGGGTAATAACCAATGGCATTAGCACCACCGCCGCCGCCACCGCCAGCCGCCCATTGTCCGGATAATGTTGCCGCAGCTCCGCCTCCGCTCCCACCACCCCCAACCACAGTAACGCGACAATGAGTCGTGCCCGCTGTCGGCGTATATGTACCGCTCGAGTTGAAGGTCTGGATGCTGAGCAGGCGCCCTGTGGATGACATCGCCTGCAGAATATTTGTACCGTCTCCATACAGCTGCGCCGAGACGCCCTGCGGCACTGCGACGCCGCTGCCGGCTGCGGTCTTGGCGGTGACAGTAAAGGCGCCCGTTGTGTTGTTGATCAGCAGCCACTGCGATTTGAGCGCCGGGAAGATGATCTGCACGTTACCGGTAAGCGTGCCGGACAACGTAATGATCGGCAGACCGAATTGTGGCGGAGTCAGTGTCACATTAGCGTTTGTGAGTCCAGTCACCGCGGTGATGCCGTAGCCTTCGAGCGGCGCCCAGTTCGCTGCGCTGCCGTCCGTTGCGTCCGGGTTCGTCGCGTTGTTGTCTGCGAGATTTAGCCAGAATCCTGCACCGTCAGAGCGTTCGAGCACTGCGCCGGCCGGATAGCCACCGACGTTCGTATCCGTCGCGAATGCGCTGTTCCACTTGAACTGACCACCAGCGTTTTGCCAGCGGATGACTGCGCTGATCAGATTCAGGATGCCGTTAAAATCGGCGCCAGCCGGCGGCACACCCCCAGCCGCAATCGGAGTGAATGTCAGCGGCGGAAAACCATCGTTGAGTGACGCGGCGCCCGGCGTGATGCCGATCTGCGACGCCTCCGGAATCGTGTTCTTCGTCCCGTTGGCAGCGAAGGCGAGCGGGACGAGTGTTGGTGTTTGACTAGCTTGCATTCACAGCTCCAGTAAAGAATGTGCCTTGCCCGAACGGCGCGGCGCTCGCAGTGCCCGCTTCCTTGAAGCCGAATACATTGGGAAGCTGCACCTGAATAATTGAAGCGAGCACGCCCGTCGGTCGCGGCAGCGCGCCGGACTGGGTCATGATCGCCATCTCGAATGGCTGCAGAAAAAATTCGAACGTGTAGCGCATCTGCATGTTGCCGAGGTCGTTGACGTAGCATCGACCGCGGCCCGCGAACAGGTTCTGGAGCAGGCGGTTATAGCTGGGGATCGAACCGTCGGTGATGTTCGCCAGTGCCTTGACGAGAATCAGCGTGCGGAATGCGTCGTCACCCAGCGAATAATTCTGCGTAACCGGTGCTCCCGAATAGAACGCCCCCGAACCGAAGGGTGTTGCGCTCAGTGTGCCCGCTTCGTCGAAGCCCAGATTCAGTTCGGCCGAGGGGATTTTCAGGATCCGGCCATTATCAAGACCGACAATTTTTCCCCAGATATCGAGGCCTTTACCGACCGCCGTATCGACGTTCCAGATCAAATCGTAAAACGAGTCAATATCGGCCGACGGGTCGATATAACCGTTCATGTTCTGGATCAGTTGAACGATCGTCGGACTGTTCGCATACTGACTGATAATCGTCTGCTCGACGTTATCCATAATCCGGCACCTGAAAATCCAATTCCAGAATCATACGAGAGTAACGACGATATTATTCGCGGACAGCGTCGGAATCTGATTGATATTCACGCCGACCGAGTTCTGATTTGCGGTCGTCGTGCCGATTTGCACCGAGATTAATTCGACGTTCGGATTGATATTCTCGATGCCCGGGTAATAGCGGCTCGCATAAATAGTGCGGCCGATGCGCGCGCGCTGGCCGCCGTCGGCGCCCGTGAAGGCCGCAGTGATCGCGTTCTGCACCAGCTGCGTGATGTTCGAAGGCAAGCCCGGCACGTTTGCGATCTGCACCGCGTACAGGATCGGCAGACCGGTCGCAATGTCTAGCTTCACCGTGTACTGCGGAAACGGCGCCGTGTAGCCGTCGGTGTCAAAGACCGTCACCGCCGTGCTGCCCGAGTAGTTGCAGCCAGGCCCCTTCTTCGACCAGATTGCGTTCGCGACGTCCTGCACAGCGCCGCCGGCGACGCACACATACAGCGAGTTGGCCAGCAGCGTGACGCCGCCCACGACGGCGGGCGTGCCGAGCGGGTTATCGACCACGTAGGCATCCAGCACATTGGCCACGCTCAGCACCGCGCCGCGCACCGACGGCACCGAGCCTTGTGAGTTGAGTGCCACAGACTGACGGCGGCGATTCTCGAAGTCCGCGCGAGTCTCGACGTCCGAGCCCAGCACGCCGTCGGCGGCGTTGGAGATCGAATCGCAGCCCGGAATCTGCTGATAGATCTTCAGCGATCCGGCCGGACACGCAATCGGGCCGGTGACCGCGCAGGCGAATGTCAGGTCGATGCTGCCGCTCGCCGGGATGACGCCGGCCTGCGTGCACAGATAGATGTTGCCGTCCGTCGAGCTCTGCGCCTTCGCGCCGACCGGGATCGGTGTATTGACCAGGCCGCTGCAGGTTGCAGTGACGCTGGTCGGCTCGGCGGGATTACGGTCGATGAAATAGATGCGCCCGATCGCGTCCTGAAACCGGCCATCGGACAGGTCGGGGTCCACGCCGTTGACGACCTCGAGGATGTCGTCGTTCTTCGCGCCGATGATCGCCGTGACGCTCGAGGCAAGTTGCCCCTGCGGCGTCTTCACGTTCGGCGAGCCGTCGGCGTTCGTCACGTTCATGTTGCCGCCGAACGCGGCGTTCGTATCGGCGAAAATGCCGTCGAGGATTGCAGACTCGTCGGGCACCGCCGGGCCGCTCGGTGCCCAGTTGATCGGAGGTACGCTGGAACTCGGGGTCGACATGGTGAGACCTCAGAAGGAAACAGGAAGAGTGATACCGCTCGACGTGGTCACCTGAATCGTGCCTTTGATCGTGCGACCCACGAACGAGGTGATCGTCGCGCTAGCCTTGACCACTTCATTGACGGTCAGCGCGGCCTGCTCGATCAACGATTGCAGCAGTTGCAGCGGCGGCGACTGGCCAAGCACTTCGGAGAAGTACGGCACGCCGTCTGCGGTGTTGAACCAGCACTCGCCCTGAAACGTGCGCACGGCGCTCGCGACGTCCTGCGAGATTGAGTACGGATCGCTCGCCATCGCGATGTTGCCGCTCGCGTCGAGGCACAGATCCCACGTGGTTTGATCGAGCAATAGTGTGTTCATGGTCAGTTCGGCGGGCTGGTGTTGTTGCCCGTTCCGTTCTCATGGTGGGTGTGGGTGCTGTCGATCGCCTTGCCGTTCGAGGTAACCGAGCCGATGAAGTTGATGATGCCGGTGATGGTTGCCGCGACGCCGCTGGCTGTGCTGCCAGTCATTCCGGCAAGCCAGGACAGCAACCCCTGCACGATCACCATGCCGCTGAAACCGGACTGCGGCGAATTGACAGTGAGAGACGTCGAGGCGTCGATTTCGACGAGCGGCGCGGTCAGCGTGATCTTCGTCGGCGACACGATACCGATGCCGGCAGCCGAGAAGCGCACGTATTGCTGCGGCACGCCGTTCAGGAAGCCGCCGATATACAGGCCATCGGCTGCGTCGAACTTGCGCTTCGAACCCGGGTTCGCCTGTGCCTTCGTGGATTTCACTGCAGAGATGTCGCGATCTGCGATGACCGCTAACCCGATGTCGCCCTGCTTCGGATCGAGGATCACGGCATCGGTGCCGCCCTGCAGCCGGAAATAAGGCAGGTTGTACACGGTGCCGTGTGGCACCGCGTTGTCGCTGCCGTCGAGCTGGTTGACCAGCGGCCGCACGTCAACGAAGCCGACCGGCGACAGATCGCCTGCGTTGGTCACGGCGATCACTTCCACCAGCTTGGCCGTGCTGATTTCGGCCAGCACCTGACGGATCAGGAACAGCTGTTCGTTAAATGGCGAGCCGCCGGACGTCGCGTCGGCCGCGCCGCGGTAACCGAGGTCATTGGTCATTGCTGGGCACCGCGAGGATCGAAGTGAACCATTGGCCGTTGGGCGTCTCGGTCTGTAGCGAGTGCTGCACCTGCATGACCGTCCATTTGCCGCGCGCCACCTGCAGGGAGCTATCCACCTGAACGACACCGCCCGGCTTGATGGATGCGTTAAACAGCGTCGTGAGACCGAGTCCGTTACTGGAGAACGTCGGATAGCCGACCATTCCCGTGTCTGGAGAAATCAGCGGCACGTCGCCGCTGCGTGAACCGTTCTTCGGCCAGATCGCAAGCGTGCCACGGTCAATCGTCCAGCTGATATCCGCGGCGCGCGCACACGCGCGGACCTGCGCGAGCGCGGTGCCCGGGAAATACGGGCTCGCCAGTTGGACGGACACGCCGTTGTTTTCGAACGCCACGCCCATCGTTTGCGCGAGCGTCTGCATGATCGTCGCGACGTCGGCGGAGCCGGGAAAGCTCAGTGCATTGACGGGCTTCAGCGCCGACGCGAGACCGCCAAGGCCGGTAATGTTCAGCGGAGTCTCCGGCGCGCCCTGAAACTCGCCCCACGCCTGCCAGATCGTGCCGTTGTAGATCGTTTGCAGGCCAGTCTCGTCATCGCCGGCCGCGACGAGCACCGCGTTGTTGAACATCACCGCCGAGTTGATCGGCCCGATGGTCGTCAGCTGGTTGATCATGTCGAGCGGCAGGCCGAACAGTCGCAACTGCGCCTGCGGCATCGCCTCCCCGCCGTAGACCTGAATGCCGGCATGCACGCGCAGACCCGACAGCGTGACCGTGTTCGCGCCCGAGTCACCGAACTGGCCGGTGCCGAGCGTGATCGTCACGTCGATGCGTTTGCGAGTGAAGCTCATGTGAGATCGCTCGCTTCAAGGTAGACCAGTTGATAGCGCGCGCCGAGACCGTCGTACGTCGGATCGGCGACGCCTTGCGTGTCGAAAAACGACAGATCGCCGACAAACCCGAGATAGGACTGGCGCACGATCAGCACGCGGTCGCGCGCGATGACACCGGTCACGATCGGCACGTTGTTGACGTACAGGTCGAGATACATGCCCGTCGTCTTCTGATAGACCTTGAGCTGGCAGTTCTGGCCGCCGAGCAATGTGCTCAGCTTCTGCGACGGCACGGCAGATAGCGGAATAGTCTTCATCACCGCACCACCGAGACTGGGCCATACAGCGCGGCAAGCGATGCGCTCGGCGTGCTCGCCTGCACCTGCCCTTGACTGACCGTGTCAGCAGACGCGGGATTCTGCACGTTGTCGAACGCCGCGGTCGCGTTCACGCGGATTTCCTCGATGTGCAGATCGACCTTCATCAGTGTCGCGCCGTCGCGCTGTTCCCGCCGGTAGTCGTAGGCCACGATGTTCGCGTTGTTGTAGACCACCTCCGGCATGACGATGCTGTAGAGGTTTGTCGACCGCTTGGCGATATCGATCGCAGAGATGAAATTGGCGCGCCGCTGCTCATCACCACCACACACCAGGCTCACGACGGACGCATACGGACGCTGCACCTTGTTGTACGACTGGAACGCGCCCTGCTCCATCGGATAGTCGGGCACGTTCGAATCCGCGCGATATTGCACGGCGCGCACGCTGTCGGCGATCGCGACCGGCTGGTTGCTCGAATCGAATACTCCCCAAACCGGCTTCGCGAAGCCGAGCGCAAACTGGCCGAGGCCTGCGTTGATCAGGAAGCTGTTCACCTCGGTCAGCACCGGCGTGCCGACGAGACGCGCCAAAGCGGGAACGCCCGGCAGCGCCGGGACGTTCGGGAATTGCGGGACCGGAAGGTCTGGCATCGGCATTAGCTCACCCCCGTGTTGGCCTGCGGCACCGTGAAGCTATAGCGCGCGACGGCGCCCCCGAGCTCACGCGCGATACCGTGAGCGTCTGTCGCCTGCGTATGGATCGTGATCGGACCATTGATGTTGGTCTCGGCTGTCGTCGTGCTGGTCGACGTGTTCGACGCTACAGGAGCGACGTCGCGCGCGCCGATGCCCTGTCTGGCGATCAGCGCAGCGTGTTGTCGCGCTAACTGTGTGGCGTTTGACGAGCCGCCCATCATCGCTTGAAGTTTTGCACCGTATTGCGGGTCCGTCGCGTAATGGCCGGTGAGTGCAGCGGCATACGCCATCGGGTCGTCGAGGTGTCGCCGGGCCTCTGCATATGCCGATCCGGTTGCGAGCAACTTTCCATGCGCTTCAAACGCATCGGCCAGCGAAGCATATTTCGCGAATTTCGTGGGCACGCGCTTGCCACTTGCATCCCAATCCATGCCCATGACGAAGTCCTGACCAGCCGCGGCGTGAATCCCGAAGGGGTTGTTGCTGCCCGGCGGCATCTGCTTTCCGAACCCACTTTCGAGACCAAACTGCGCAAGCGTGACGTCGATCGGAACACCGTATTTCGCCTGCGTTCTGATTGCCGCTTGCACTGCCTCCGGTCCCGCTTTCTGACGGAGATCATTCGAGGTGCCCAGCGCGCCGGATAGCGCGCTGGTAGCATGGGATGCGACCGCCTTAATGAAGTCCAACGCCGGCATGTGAGCCGATGCTGCCAGCCAGTCACCATTCGCGATGTCCTTCTCGCCCTGGGTCTTATCCGTGTCTGGCAGACCCATTGCCTTCGCAATGCCGAGACCTGCGAGCGCCGCAATCGCGGCCGGCCCCAACGTACCGATGATGCCCAACGAGGATCCGAGTCCACCGAGCGCGCCGGCAAGCGAGAGGATTGGACTCACCATCGACAGAATCTTGATTCCGGCCAACGCGATGAGAACATTCTTCCATCCGCCCACCGCGTCGGCCGCTTTGTCGGCCCACTCGACGAAGCGCTGCGCAGCGGCCACGGCGTTATCCACCCACGCGCTGATGTCTGCCTTGTGGTCCGCGACCCAGTCGGCCATTGCCTGGAGCTTTTGCAGCCACTTCTCGAACACCGGCATCAGCTCAAGCAAGATCGTCGTCCCGACGTATTGCAGACGGTCGCTGAAGTCGAGCCATTCATTCTTGAGTTTGAGCGCCTGTGCGGCCTGCTTCTCGGTGATGGCGGAGTTCTTTTCTTGCGCGGCCACCAGCGCGAGAATCGCCTGCGGACCTTGCTTGATGAGATTGAACTCGCCATCGCCGATGCCCATCTGTTGCGCGACGAGACGCGCGCGGCCCGGGTCGGTTTTGAACAGATTCGCGACAATGCGCGAGCGGGCGAGCAAGTAGGAGTTGCCGTCTTTCAGGTCTTTGACCGAGCCGCCGAAGCGCAGGAACCATTGCTGCGAATCGCTCACCTGCCCGAGCTTGAACTTGGCGACCTCCTGCTGCGAGGCCTGCAACGCGGACGTGATGCCCTCGGCGCTGCCGCCGGCGCGCTCAGCTGCGCGCTGCCACGCCGACAGATCCTGCGTGCTCATTTGCAGGTTCTTCGCCATGAAACCGAGGCTGGCCGCCGAGTTGATCGTGCTCTCGGTGAAGTTCTTGATACCCATGCCAGCGGTGAAGATCGCCACCAGCGCGAGCACTTCGTTGCGGACTTTCTGGAAGGAATCGGCCGCGCGTTTGTTGGCCGCCTCAACCTCTTTGGCGGCGCTCTTCTCTTCGGCGGTGAGGGTCTTGGTAGCTTTGGTGGCGTCAGCCTTGCCACGCTTGAATGCGGCAAGGTCTAGCCCGAGAGTGACGACCAGCGCGTCGACGACAGTTGCCATGCTTCATTTCCTCGGTTTGTTCAACTCGCGCTCGTTGTGCGAATCGACAGCGATCACTTCGAGCAGGTTGTACAGGTCCTCGGCCCCGTACACGGTCTGTAGCTCATGCAGCGTCGCGAGGCGCCGGGAAACGACTGCGCCGATGGACCGGGGCAGATTCACATACTCGATCAGGCCGGGGACGTATTGGCCGCGTCCGGAGCCTGTTTCAATGGCGCGGCGACGCGAAAAAAATCCATGTGCAGATCGACCGTTGCCTTGCGCAGCATCAGCCGCGTGGCGACCTCTTCGATATCGTCATCGATCAGCGGCCGCACGAACTCGGGTTTCGAGCGATCAGGGATGAGCTGCACGCACTCCATCATCTGGTCAAAGAGCGGCTTGGCCATGTCGAATGGCACGCGGGCCAGCGACTTGACGCCGATCGCGGCGAGACCCGCGAGGCCCGATGAGAGCAGTTCGTCGGGGATCTCGACGCCGCAATTCATCGCGGTGAAGAGCGCGCGCGCAGCCCATTCCTCGGACTGCGCTGACGACATTTCGGTGATCAGAAACGCCTTGCCCTGGTCGCGGCCGGCGGCCGTCACGGTGTAGGTGAGTGTCTTTCGTGCCATGGTCAGAACGGTGCCGGGTCAACCTGATCCCACGTGATCTGATACTCCATCGCCTGGAGCACCTTCTGCGCATTCGGGATCGCACGGATGCGCGAGAGAACGCCCGTCGTCAGCGTGTATTTCTTGCCAATCGACGGGATGCGGATGGTGGCGTTCGCAGCATAGATCGTGCTGTTCGTCTTCATCGCCGCGAGCCACTGTTCGAACATCGTCAGCTGCGGCGAGTCGGGCATGATCGTGATCGTCTGCGGCGTGTTGTACGGCGTGTAGCCGGCGTACATGTTGCCGTCCGCGCCCTTGCCGACTTCCGCCGGCTCAACATCGTCAGTCGCGAACATCGCGTCCGCAGCGAACTTGGTGAGCTTCTGCGGAACGGGGAAGATTGTCGCAATCGACAACATGAAAACGGCGTTGCTTGAAGTGATATCCATGTCGAGTCCCCTTACTGCACCAGGATGGAAGCCATTTGCAGCACCTGGACCGATTGCCCGTCCATGTACCAGTAATTGATCGGCGGCGATTGGCGCGCAGCGCGCACCTGCGGAGTTGCGGCGAGCACTTGCAGATACCAGCCACGCGTCGACAGTACGTTGTCGATCGCGAGGCCTGCGGCGGCGTTCACCTCGGCGGCTTGTGCAGCGGACAGTGCGACACCCGCGCGCTGACCACCGAAGTTCTGGAACTGGTTGATCGGATCCGTGAGGAACGCTTCGATGAGCGTGTCGCCGTCGGAGTTGTACGGGATCGAGTTGACCGACGTCAGGCCGGTCATCATCGCCAGTTGGAACTGGTTAGTCAGGAAGATCTGGTTGACGTACGAATCGATCCAGTCGTACTGGCCGCCGATCTGCCCGTTCGACAGGAACAGGAAATCGTCATTGGCGGTCGAGAAGTCGCCATAGCAGCTGTAACCATTGGCGAGCAGGTTCGTGTACACCGTGCCGTCGGTGACGTCCGCAGTCAAACCGTCCTGCGATCGGAACGCCGCCGTCACGCGGCCGTTGGTCGCCGAGAAGTCGAGCGATGCGACGTAGCCCATGAGGAACGCCGCCTTGTCGGCCGGGCTCCAGAGCGGCGCGACGCCCGACATGTTGTTCGCCTTCACCTGCGCACCGAAGGACGTCGGCGCGGCGCCGACCGTCGGCGCGACATCCTGATCCCAGCCGGCATACAGATAGCGATTGCCCTGCGACACCGTCCAGGCAGCGAACGCCATCTTCTGCGTGTTGCCCGCGCCGTTGTCCGGATCAAACACGGTCATGAACGAGCACCAGTTCGTCGTGAGCTTCACCAGCGCGGCCATGGCAGTTGCGGGCGTCGCTGCGATCGCGCCTTGCGACGTAACCGCGCCCGTGGCGGTCGTGAGACTCAGACCGGCGGCAAGCGTGCCGCTCGCTGGCGTGATGGTTGAACTCGCGCCGGTTGACGTCGAAGTGAATACGAAGGCGCTCGACTGGCTGTCGAATGCAACGGTCGGGCCGCTGGTGAAAGCCGCTGCGATCAGCGTCGCGGCGTTCGAGAAGCTGGTCGCGCTCGAGAGGTTGATCGCCGTCGACGTCTTGACCACCCCGTCGACCGTCAGCGTCAGCGTGCCGGTGAGCGCCTGCAGCTGCGTGAGCGTCATCGACGCGAGCGAGCCGCCGCGCAGATAGGCTGCGACCGGCGCCGTCGGATATTGGAAGAAACGAAGCGCGCCCGGCTTTTTCGTCGAGTTTTTGAAACCGTTGAAATAAACCGGAGCGAGCGCCGCTTCCGCAGAAGCCGGACCAAAATAATCAGAAACCGCTTGTGTCGTCGGAAATGAAGGCGCCGAACCGATTGGCACTCGCGGATTATTCGTCAACATAATGCCAATGAGATCAAGCGCTGAGCCGCCAGCGCTAATAACGCTCGGGATCACGTTGGCAATCAGGGATGCTGGGATCGACATTTATCTGTGCTCCAGATAGGCGCAGCGCTACGCAGGGTAAGTGGCGTCCACGCTTATGATATTGACGCTGAGAGCGTCGGCAAAATCCTGCGGCACTGCTGTGACAGGATTGTACTGAATTACAGCGGTGATTATCCAACGCTGCTCATACTGATTTTCTCCGTTATTAAACGGCATTTGCCGCGCGTCATCGCAATATAGCGGCTGAATATCAAGGCCGGACGCCTTAAATGAATCGACCGCATATTCACTTCGGTAAAGCGTTTCGATCATCGCGGCGTTATCCGCCGAGTTCGGGCCGTGAATATCGATCTGGATCGTCGACTTCGTCGCGCGCTCGAAATTGCGCGTGCCCGGGTTGGTGCCCGGGTCCGTGTAGGTTTCGCCGTTGGTCGAAAGGCGCGACTGGCCGAGTGGCGTCATGACGAGGAAGTCATCACCCAACGGTTCGGGCACGCGATTGTCCTGGCCGTTTACCACCTCGACGCCGGCGGCGACGATCGACAGCAGGAATGTGCGCAGCGTGGCGAGCACATTGTCTTCGGTGATGCTGACGGTGGTCGGCATGGTCAGGCCTTCTGGAGTTGGATCGCGAGAGAGCACCAGTCCGGCCACGTTTCAAGCACCTGCACAACGAGCCACGTGGTGTTCTGCAGCGACACCGGAACGTCTGGCGTGCCGCCGAACGCGATCAGGTCGCCGCCTTGCGAGTCGGGCCGGTAGACGCTGCGCCAGTCGCCGTTCAGGCGCGCGCTACGCAGCACGCCGGTGATGTTCAGGCTGTCGAGGTGCTGGAGCTGCGGCGCGGACAGCGCCTGCACCTGAACCTGTGCGGTGACGGGCGCCGCATACATCGGCGTGCGCTTGCCGCTCGGCGTGGTGTCGTAGCCGGTGCTGCGCGACAGCTGCGCCGCGGTGTTCGGGTTGATAGCGCTGGTGACGCTGTTTGCGATGCCTCTAAGATTCATCTGGCGGTCCGTCCACGATGTCGTATGCGATGGCGTGTTGCATCGGCGCCTGCGCTGAGCCGCGCAGCGGGCCGTCGAAGCCCTTCTTGCGGATCGTCGA